GCAGTTTAAGAGTTATCACGATGATTTCAAAAGGTGGGGATGGCTTGTATTGATAGGAGTAAAATTAGGATACTTTCCAATGACATTTTATAAAAAATATTGTAGATGAGAGTACTTGCTGCTGCTTTTGCTTATAATGAACGACCTTATATACCATATATGGTAGAGTACTACCGTAGTCAGGGGTGTGATTTATTGATACTTGATAATTATTCTACAGACGGTACTTATGAATGGTTGGTGGAAAATAAGGTAAATACGATGCGTGTAGATACTAAAGATACATTTCATCTTGTTATGTTACAAAAAGCATTGTTACAACGATTAAGGAAGGAAATGCCTGATTGGTTAGTATATACAGGAGTAGATACTTATTACTATTTTACGGGTACAATAAAAGAGGAAGTTGAAAAAGCCGTGGCGACTGGTTGTACTATAATTGAAGTGAACCATGTAGAAATACATAATTCAGGAGAACCGTTTGGCTTGCCTTTTCAACAGCATTATTTTTATATGGCTGGTGGGGTATTTAGGCGTAGACAAATGATTGCACAGTATAGAACAAATTTAAATTTTAATGGGGATCGTGTAATAATTAGTGATAGTAGGGTTTACCAAAGTAATGGGTTTCTTGTTAATTATGGTATGTGTAAACTAAAGGAAGAAAGGGAAGTTACATTTGAAAGAAGAAAACGTGCTTGGACATTGGGAAATCCGAAAGGGCAGGGTGTGCATTATTATACAGCACAGCAAAAGGATTGGATTTGGAAGAAAGAAGAATTAATAGATGTACGTACAACTGAATATTATAAAATGATGACAAAATGATGAGTTTCTTTAAATTAAAACCAACTATTGCTCTTATCACACCTACCGGAGCACGCCCAAAGCAAATTGAACTTTGCGCTAAGTTTATGTCTAACCAGGACTATAAAGGTGATGTGCTTTGGATAATAATAGATGATGCAGAACCTGCAACAACTGATTTCATTACAAAGGATTTTAAAAAGGATTGGACTATTGTAAAAGTAAAACCGACACAGAAATGGTTGCCTGGAATGAACACCCAGTCCCGGAATATGATGTTGGGGTTGGATTTGCTGAATAAATATGAGGTAGGGGCTATTTTTGTAATTGAGGATGATGATTATTACAGTCCCCGTTACCTGAGTGAAATGATGAAGCAATTTAAAGGGTATGATGTTATAGGGGAAACGGATACAATTTATTACAATACACATTACCACACGTGGTATCCTAACAGAAATATGAAGCATGTAAGTTTATTTCAAGTGGCTTTTACACCAAAAATGATACCGTTGTTCCGTCAGAGTTGTCTGGACCGTAAGGGTAAGTTTATTGATATGTGTTTCTTCCGCAGGGCAGTTGCAGGACGGTATAAATTAAACCTTTTTAAAACTGCATACCTGTCCATAGGAATAAAAGGGATGAAAGGCAGGTCAGGCATTGGGTTTGGACATAGGATGAGTTTAAACAAGATGCGTCCTGATCCAAACCTTGAAAAACTAAAATCGTTAATTGGTGAGGATTATAAATATTACGTATGACACAATTAAACCAACCCGTATTTGTAACAGGTGTAGAACGCTCCGGTAGTACCCTTATCGCACGTATCTTAACGCTTAGTGGTATACATACGGGTAAGACAACCACAATGCTTGAGAATGCAGAGATAAAGGAAGTATGCAGTAAATTTGTTGCTTTTAATGGTACTGGTGGATTGTTTTTAAATACACAGGATTTGCAAATACCTGTTAATTGGAAAAGCACAATAGATAAAGTATTGCAGAAGGAAGGGTTTAAAGAGGGCAGGTGGATGTTTAAATGTTCTTTGCTCACCCCTATGTGGCCTATATGGAATTACGCTTACCCGAATGCCAAGTGGTTAATAATAAGGCGCAGGACGGGTGATGTGATTGAATCATGTGTGAAAACAGCGTACATGCTGACGTTTAAATCACAGGAAAATTTAGATGCTGTAGGAGCTAAAGATGAACGTGAGGGTTGGAAATGGTGGGTACATCAGTATGAGAATAAGTTCAGGGAGATGATTGAAGCAGGCGTAAATTGCAAAATAATATGGCCGGAACGTATGGTAACGGGTGATTATCAACAGGTGTACGAAATGTTAGACTGGTTAGGTATGGAATGGAACAGTAATATAGTTGCAACGATAGACCCAATGTTAATTAAAAGCAGGAGGAAAGAACAATGGCATGTTTAGTGACAGCAGATGAGGTAAAAGAGATAATGGATAGTTGTACGTTGACTACAACACAAATGGAACCTTACTTAGTTACAGCACACAGGTTTGTTGATGCTGTACTTAGCACTTCATCCGAAGAAAAAAGAACGGAGGTTGAAAAATGGTTTGCAGCACATCTTATTGCAAGTGTTCATTACCGTACTACACTGAAGGAACGTGTAGGTGATGCAGAGGTAGGGTATGGAGGGAAGTTTGAAGATGGACTATCTTCCACACCATACGGGCAGGTTGTATTGCAACTTGATACTACGGGTAAAATGGCAATGGCAGGTAAGAAAGGTGCAAGTATGTATGCAATAAAAAGTTTTGAGGAATGAGTATAGTAGATACTATAACAAAGCGTTGTACGCAAACAGCGGTATATTGGGGTTCCCCACAACATGACGTTTATAGCAATCTGACGTTTGACGAGCCGATTGAAGTAAAATGTCGTTGGGAAAACCGTACTGTATTGCTCACAAATGCAAAAGGCGAAGTAGCTGGTTCACGTGCAGGCGTGTTTGTATTGCAAGATATGGATGAGGAAGGGTATTTGTATTTAGGCACACTGGATGATTTGGACAGTGCCCAATGTGATGACCCTAAACTGGTGGATGGTGCATTTAGCATAAAGCAGTTTGAGAAAGTACCCGTATTGGGTTCAACAACTGACTTTATACGTAGAGCATTTTTAACTGAAATATACTTTGGAGGAAGGTAAAATGGCTGTATTTCCAACAAGACCGGGACAACCTGGATCGAGCAGGGGTTTAAATTATATGAAAAGTCTGCAAGCATTTAATGTACAACTTAATGCAGAAATTGAAAATATAAAAAATGGTACTTTACAGGGGTTAGTCAAAGCTGCTGCAAAAATACGACATGAAACAGAACACACTTATCCTGCTACGCCAAGACGTTTAGGGAATCTTGTAAATAGTTGGTTTGTAGTAACAGCGAAAAAAGTACATAAAGGACAATCGCCTGAATTTAAGGGAGTGGCTGAAGCAAAGTTTATGTCAGAGCATATGGAAGCAATTGCAGAAAAACAAGGAGAGGCAGCAGCACAAACAACAAAAGACAGAAAATTACTCATCATGGGATATAGTGCAAATTATGCAGGATTTTTACATGAATCCATAGTGGTCAAAAAATTTACTCCACGTAAGCCACCAGCAGGACTTAAATGGTTTGAGCATCATTTTAAAGCAAATAAAGACAAGATATTACAAATAATAGCCAAAGAAGTAAAAATACCAAAATGAATGCTACAAGTAAAGATATAGTGGATATGATGGCAGCAGATAGTGAGTTGGCACTTACATCTGGTGTGGACTTGTTTATAGGCAATGAACCTGCCAAACCTCGTAACGTGGTTACGGTATTTGATACACCGAGTTTTCCACCGTACTTTGGTTTAGATACTATAGGTTATGAATATCCATCAGTACAGATACGTGTAAGAAATCAAAAATATAATGAAGGAATTGAACTAATTGAAAGCATAAAGAACTTATTACATGTCCGGGCACAAGAAACATGGAACGGTACTTTATACAGTGTTATTTACTGTGCCAGTGGACCAGCTCTACTGGAATGGGACGATAACGGGAATGCAGTTTTTATCTGTAATTTTAACGTACAGAGAAGAGAAAGTAATGAATCAATTTAAAAAGGAGGTTAAAAATGGCAAGTGCAGCTTTTGCTGGTGTGGGTACACTATTTCAAAGAGCAGA